CCTGGCTCAGTTTTAATATCTAAAAAAGATGATTTCATCAGAATTGTACGTGTTATTCGAAAGCTTTTTGAAGCAAAGAAAATGACTCATAATTTTGAAGCTATTATTGGTAGACAGAAATTAAACTGGGATCAATATATTTATGACAAAGTTAGAGATGACTCCCTATCTTGGGAGGGATTTGAAGACTTACATCACAAGTATTTATTTGAACCGGATTACGAAACTTATCAAACTATTATTGATGACATATACGAGGAATATGAAGAAGAAAGAGCTAATAATCGTGACCCCGCTTGGGGTCGTGGTTACTACGCTGATAGATATCAGATTCATTATGGAACTTTTAGGAGTAACTTAATGGCCCCTCCGGATAGGCCGGACGATAGAATTGGATATGATAGGTTTAATGAACGACATGTTCAAAATTTAGAAGAAGAGTATAGAAGAACTCATAAAAATGACCATTACGATGATGACTCCGACGATTATAATGATGATGGACCTGACCAGGACCATGATGAAAACACTGATTTTGGTGAAATTGACCTTTATGCCAAGAAACGAATTCAACATCATGGGCATAAGAAACACACCCATGATTGTTTCATCCCGAATCCCTCTGATGATAAGTTAGAAGAAATTCTAATTGAAGATAAGATGAATAGGGTTGATGACCTTAAAACGGCTCAGAAACGCCTTGATAATTATTACAAGGATTTCCTCAAAACAGTTCAATCGTCGCCTCCCAAAGTTCCTACTTCGTATTCTTTACCTCCTATTCCCCCTATTCCCTATGTAATTCATTCTGATTATGTAGGCAAGGAACTTCCTAAAGCTCCTTGTGTAGACAAGGTACCCCCCTTGACAAAGAAGAAGATGAAAAGAAAGACGCAAAATTCTTCCCCCACTTTTGTTCCTACTGCGAATAAAAACAACGAATCTATCTCCACGGCGGACAATAAAGAGGAAAAACTTCCCCCTTATACCCCCCCACCAAAGATTATAGCTAAAGAAGATAAGTCTTCCCAAACCCCCAATCCCAACGAATCAGTTCCTAAATTCACCCATGAGGCGAAAGTTAAAGGTTGTTATAAAACCAAACTTCAAGAAACTGACCATAATCCTGGAGTTGTTGTGTTTGGTACTGATAATAAAGGTGTGTCTGCCAAGATAGGTTGTGCTGAATTTGTTTGCATAACGAACCCTACTACACAAAATAAACAAGCCTTTGTTCTTATGAACAAGCATTTCGCCAATGAATATGATACTCTAACAATTGTTAGTAAGTTTCCAGTTAATGGTGTTTATGCTAGCTTGGACATTCCTTGTAGTGAATTTATACGTGCCCCTAATCACGTTGACCTTATGGTCAAAAAGGTTGAAGTGACGACCAATTCCCGATTTAGTACTAAACTATGGAATCTTGATACTATTGATAGATTACCTAATTTACAACTTGATGGTGTCGAACTAATCATTTGGAGAGATGGATGGTGGAAAACCCACACCCAACGATTCGGAAGATTTTATTCCACCGCTTCAAGACAATGTTACGGAGTTGAGTCAGCCCCAGGCGACTGTGGTGCTGCTGTTGTTCAATCTGGTGTTATGATTGGTATCCATGATGGGTCAGAGAATGATGGTATTAATAATACTTTTACTTTGTTTTCTGGTCCTGTCCTTAAATGGATAAAACATCTATGACTCCTTGGGGAGCCTGGGTATGGTACTAACCTTTTTATAGTTACCCCATCCGACCATCCAGGCTTCCGATTCATGGACGTTCTAGGACGTATAAACCTAACTAAACAAATTGCTAAAGATGAAAAAACTTTTTATAATGTTAAAGACTCATATTTTCTACAATTTAAGAAGGATCACCCTCAAGAAGCTAATATTATTGAAGGTTTCTCAACTTCGAGAGAAGTAAGACCCACTGTTAAAACGGTGGAAGCTGCTATAGAGAAAAACAATAACCCAGCTACTTATCCGGAGGATGACTTAATTAGATTGGCCGAACAATATGTTTGCCGATATCTCGTTGAGAATTGTGACTTTATTCAACCCCCCAAAGCCCCAGGAAGCCCTGATTTTAAATTTAATATGGATTCCTCCGCTGGATTACACGGGAAGAAAACTGGAACACCTAAAACTCGCGAATATTTGGAGTCTGCAACTTTTAGAAAGTTAGCACTTTCCACCGATTATGTCCCAGTTGATATAGTTAATACTAAAGATGAATTCCTTGACATTGAGAGTGATATCTCAAGAGGGAAAGTTCGTCTTGTTGACTGTGTCAATAAAGATATGATTTTCAAGTCTAAAATATTATACGACAACCAAAATGCCGCTCTACATGACAACCACAAAAGTAGTTTCATAAAGTATGGTATGGTTAAGCAGTATGGTGGTTTTGATATACTTATAACTGAGTTAGAAGCTGCCTGTAAAATCTCCCAGTCCGATGTGTCTGGTTATGATAAGAATGCAGTACTTGAAGGTGTCTACCGGATTAGAAGAGCTTGTCTCCTTCTACCCAAAGAAGGTGTTGACCCCGAAGTCTTTCAGCAATACATGGACTTGTTAAATTTTGTAGAATATTATACTCTCAACCCCGTTAGGCTTTTACCTGACGGGACTGTTGTTGGACAAGATCACTCAAACAGCTCTGGTCAAAATAACACTACTTGCGATAATAGTATTTTACATCTTATTATTTTGTTCTATTTAATTCTCTACCTTATTCGGTTAGAGTACGGTACAACTGCCACGTATAGTGATGTCGTTGATTATGCAATTATTAATGTATATTCAGATGACAAAATATTTGGTATTAAACCTGGAAAAACTGAATATAGTATTGAGAGGCTTAATGAGATTGAAGCAGAAATCTATCTCAGATTCGGTATGGTAATCAAGAAAAGCGCATCCAAATGGATCGAACATATCCCTGGTGATTTGTTTGAGGAAGATGAAATAGAATTCCTTGGCGGTTCTTGTTATTGGCATGAAGGTTTGGACATGTATGTCCCAAAACCCCGAGTCGGTAAAGGATCCACCTCTATATCCCGCACATTAGTTGAGACTGATGGGCCTGGACTTTGTGAGCTCGATCAATTTACAAAACTAGTATCAATAGCTACCCTATTGGTCCAACCTGTCCCCCACCTATTTTATTCAGTTAAGATGTTCATCCGCTGGATGTTTACAGCTTTC